TGTCTTGGATCTGATGCGCAGCATCGAACGGAAATACGAGGGATGCTGACATGAGCAAATTTGGACGCCCGAGGAGCTGGCCGCTGTCAGTGCCGCGATGAAGGGGTTGGTAAAAAAACACGGGCGCTGCCTTAACTGGCAGCGCCCGCTCTTTATTTATCTTCATCCGCTTTGTCTTTCAGCTTTGCCAGGCAGTCCGTCAGAACCTTCGGCACCGGCGCGCCCAGCTTTGCAGCGTTTTCCGTGATACTGCCGAGTTCCGTCACAATGTACCAAATGGCCACCAACGGCAGGAACGCCGCCTTGTATTCAAACGGCAGGTCAAATCCCAAATCGCCATAATTCACAATCGCAGACAACGCAACATCCAGCAGCAACGCAACCAGCATCGCCACGATGCTGCCCAGCTTGTGCCACAGCCCAGCACGTGCAACTGCACTATCCCACGCACCAGCCGAGATGGCTGCCCACGACCCCGTCGCATAATCCAGGATCATCGCTGCCAGCCACACGATCACAAGCCAGCCTGTCCATCCCCAAAACGCCGTCATCCCTGCCAGCAAAGCCGAGATGGCCGCTTTCAATTCCATCGCTTTACTCGGTGCATTCATATGTATTCCTCCTTTTATTTATCCATGTTTGCCGCAATCACGAGCATCCGCATCATGTCCATGGACAAGTCAAGCTTGCCATCGCCTACGCCCGCAAGCGCACCGTCATCGACAAGCTTTTGCACCGTGCCCTGCGCCCATGCAGGTACATCAGTCACCTTGCCGTCTACGATGCGGCCATAGCGCGTATCGCGCATATGCCACATGATGTACAGCATCCGCAGCATATCGGCTGACAAGTCCAGATCACCGCCGCCCGTGCCGGCAATCAGCCCAGCATCCATCATTGCTTTGATAGTGCCACGCGCCCAGCCAGGCACGTCCTCAATTGTGTTGTACCGTGTCATGTCATCGTCCTCCTTATCTGTATTTTTTGCTGCCATTGCCTCCGCGACGTCCGCCCGAAACCCGTCCATCGTGTAGCCCATATCATATGTGCGCCACAGCAGCTCCGGGTCTGCGTGGTTGCTCGCCACGCCGCGTCGGTGTCCCTCGGCGTGCCCGATGATTACGCCGTCCCGCACCGGATCAAGGCCGTACTTTTTGCACAGTGCGGCGAACAGCTCCACGGCCGTGCGGTACGTGCCCGCAATCTGCTCCGCCGCCTCCGCGTAAGTCATGCCTGCGCTCGGCTCGGTCATCTCCACACCGATGTGCGTAGAATTGGCGCTCCCGCCGCAGTGCCAGCCGCGCATCTCCCACGGCAGGAGCTGATACACCGTGCCGTCCGCCTGCGCGACGGCATGCACGCAGACGGACGCACCGCCCGGCTGAAACTGGTTAAAGCTGCGCGCAAATACCGCAGCAGACGGCTGCGCGCATCCAACACTGTGCAGCATAATGCCCTGCGGGTGCAGCACACCACCCGCCTGATAACACTTGTTTTTCTCCGCAATCACTTTGATGATAGTCATAACGCAACCTCCGTCACAGCGCCCGGATACGATCCGCAAAGTCGCAGGGGAAGATTTCGCCCGTTTGGCCGCTTTTCGCGCGGATCGCGTCGGCGATGTTCGTAAACAGTTCCCCCAAATTTTCGATATACTCTACCGCCTGTGAATCCGCGAAAGATGTTACGTGCTTGTCCATCCAGTCCTTGCTTGGCTCCAGCCCTGCCCCAAAAGCGGCGGTCAGGTCGATCAGCATGCAGGATGTGAACCAGAACGTCGTTTTTTTGCCGTCATCGTTGTTGTAGTCGAATCGACACGGGTACGACCCATCTGTAAAGCTGGTACGCGTGAACACGGCCGACAGACGTGTCCATGCGCCTGCAGCGGCGTTGACGGCCATACCCGCAGCCGCTGCAGGCTCGGCTACTGGCCAGTACCAGTCGCAGGTGCCTTGTGTGGCCGATTCGAAACGAATTTTAAACGTAACGTAGTACTTGTGCGACGCAATTAGACCATGATCGCTGGATGTAAGCGTAACCTCTCCCTGCGCGGACGGGATTACTTTAGCGCTATTTGTGGAGCCATCGCCTGGTACAAGGGTGGACATTTGCCATGAGCAGTTGCCCAAAAAGGCCGGAAAAAAGCCTGTGTTTTTGTTGGCCATAATGTTCGTGAGGGCTACAGTAGTAGACATAGAATCACCCACCTTAGTACGCGCTGTTGATCGCCACGGCGATCGCGCTATCCACGTATGCCTTGGCCTGCGCCAGCGCAGTCTTGACGGCATACGGCGTCGCGGCCAGCGTCTTGCTGGACGATGTGGTGCTGTTGGACAGCTTGGTCGTGCCGTATGCCGACGTGCTTGCCCGCACAGCGATAGCTGCATCCGTCTCGGCTTTGGTGTAGTAGTCACCGCCGGACATTGCGCCGATGTCAGCCAGCAGCTCGGCCGGGGTGCGATAGTATACCCAGCCGCTGTCATCCAGCACAGCAATCTTTCCGGGCGTTCTGCCAAGATCGCTAGCGGCAGTGGACTGTAGCCATGTACCGCAAAAATACTTGCCGTAGACGTTTCCGGTAAATGTGCCGCCGGATTTGTCCATCTTGCCGTCCAATGCCGACAAGACCGCTTTGTTCTGCACGGGGTTTTCCGACGCTGCGTCCAGTGCTGCGTCCACGGTGGTCCTGGTCGCACCTGCCTCCACGCCGTCGAGCTTGGTCTTATCTGCAGCAGACATCAGACCGTTGGCGGACGTGGTCGCCACTGCCGTGCCCGCTTTGCCGGTCAAGGCGGCAGTCACGACTTTGTTTTGGACGGGGTTTGTCGACGTAGCAGACAGTGCATTATCCACGTCCACTCCGCCGCTCGCAGCGACTTCGGCGATTTTATTCTTCACATATTCCACGGTCGTGGCTGCATTGGTATTCGCGTCCGTCGGCGTTTTAACGCCAGTAAGCAGCGTCGGGTTGCCCTCGTCCACGTCAGAAATGTCAAGCGTATAGTTGTGCCCGCTGCCGGTCGGGGACAGGCCCACGCCATGTCCAAGGGTTTCGTTCGCGGGCGATAGCGTCAAAAAGCCCTGAAACTGAGGGCTATCAACACCAGCCGCATCGATATTCTGGCGCGCCTGACCTTTCTGTGCGAATTCAAGCTCCTGTGCCGCGTCGTATCGCACCGCGCTGCCATCCACATACCCCTTAGTCGCCGCGTCGTCATCCTCTGTCGGGGATGCCACTTTCAGGCGGGCAATTGGCGCCACACCAGTCATGGGGTCCGAGCCGTGCGAAATGCGTCCGACGTCAGAACCCGCTTTCTCGAAATGGATTCCTGTGTCCGTGCTCGTCTTGCCAGTAGATACAGACCCCTCAGCACTGACTGTAAGCCCAACGCTCAAATAACCCGAAATTTCGCCACCCCGTGTCGACATCTTACCGTCCAGCGCTGCCTTGACGGCTTTATTCTGCACGGGGTTTTCCGACGCTGCATCCAGCGCTGCATCCACGGTGGTCTTGTTTGCACCCGCCTCCACGCCGTCCAGCTTGGCTTTGTCAGCCGCCGACATCAGGCCGTTGGCAGACGTGGTCGCCACTGCCGTGCCCGCTTTCGTGTCCAGTGCGGTTTTGACCGCTTTGTTCTGCACGGGGTTTTCCGATGCTGCATCCAGCGCTGCGTCCACGATGGTCTTGTTTGCGCCCGCCTCCACGCCGTCCAGCTTGGCTTTGTCGGCCGCCGACATGTAGCCGGGCGTTGACTGCGTGGCGGTCGCCGGTGTCCCACACCGATACCTGCCATCATCGACTACAAGGCACTTGCCGTTACCAGTGGCAGGCGGCAGTTCACCGGCACTGCACGTGTAATCTGCCCCGTCCTCGCTGATACTGACGATGCCGGTACCGTAACCGTACATACCGGCAATGTTTGGCGCGTCGAAATCGTACGACCCATCGGCACCGTTGTAGTATTCGTTGAGAGGGCATACGATGCGATTGGCGCCCGCACTGCCGATGACATCGACCAGCAGGACGCGCGGCACCATATCTTTTGCAAGCGCAGCAGCAATTTCCGCGTAGGTGTGCGTCGCTTTGCATTTGCACGTGTAGTAGTCGGCGTAGGCAGTCAGCTGTCCTTTCGTGGGCTTTTCGACGTAGGTGTCAAAGTAATTCACACCCTTTTCGTCGACATACTGCTTGATTACCTTGTTCTGCACAGGGTTGGTAGATGTGTCCGACATGGCGTCGTCAACGATGGTCTTGGTCGCGCCGTCCTCAATGCCGTCCAGTTTGACCTTATCCGCGGCGGACATCAGGCCATCAGCGTCCGCCGTGGCAACGTCCTTCCCGGCCTTTTTGTCCAGTTCTGCGGTGACAATCTTGTTCTGCACAGGGTTGGTAGATGTATCCGACATGGCGTCGTCGACGATGGTCTTGGTAGCACCGTCTTCGATGCCGTCCAGTTTGACCTTATCCGCGGCGGACATCAGGCCATCAGCGTCCGCCGTTGCGGTTGCCGTGCTGTTTTTGGTCGCGCCCGCTTCGATGCCGTCCAGCTTGGCTTTGTCGGCCGCCGACATCAGGCCGTTGATGTACGGTGTGGCAACACTTTTGCCCGCCTTTTCGCCCAGCGCGGCGGTCACGACCTTGTTTTGCACGGGATGCGTGGATTGAGAATACAGCTGATCATCGACTGTAATCGCGTTTTTCGCGGCGGCCTTTGCCAGCGCCGCAAGTTTCGCAGCCGCGGTCGGCCCTACGTATGTGGATTGATCGCCCATGTTATCATTCCTTTCAATTTTCGTCCCAGATGGCCTGCATTTCCGCGGCCGTCATTGGCGTCAGCGTCACGCCCGCCCCGGACAGGCCGTCGAGTTTGACCTTATCCGCTGCGGACATCAGACCCGCCGCAGACTGCGTGGCCGTCGCTGTGCTGGCCTTACCGGCCAACGCGGCAGTCACGACTTTGTTTTGGACAGGATTGGTGCTATCTAGCGACAGTGCATCGTCCACGTCGATCGTGCCACCACCGCCGGAGGTCGTTGTGCCGCTCGACGATCCGCCGCCGGAGGCGACGGCACCGGTCAGCGTCCGGTTCGACCATCCAAGCACCATGGTATCCTTTTCGCTAACAAGGCTTGTGTCCATACTGGTTACCTGCATAATAGTGTCAATTCCGTGCGGCGGAGACACCACTCGGACGCTGTCGCCAATGTGATACGACTCCAGCTTGAAATCAACAGCGGACAAATCTGCCGCTGTCACCCGAATGCCATGCGACAAGCCGCAATACTGTGCAAGGTAGGCAGCTGCCTGTGCCTTGAGCGCATCTGCATCATCCGTGTCCACACGCAGCGTACCGTCGATGCGCCCGTACAGCCCCTCCGCATCAGCGTTAATCAGGCAGGTACTATTATTGTTTACGCTGGCAATCGTCAAGCCATCCTTACCTAGTGGGTATACACGTGTAATCAGATCTGCACTATCGATCTGATCGGTGAGATCGAGTAAATTCTTGCTGATCTCGATTTGCTGCGCGCACCTGTGATCATATGCTTTAATGACATCCAAGAAGATATCATCCCCGTCATAACGGATACACAGAGTTCCCCCTATTGCCTGCGCAGCATCCTGCAGCAACGATAGCATAGACTTGTATTCCGTCTGCTCCACGGCCAAAGTCGGTAGCGTATCATCAACCGTTCCGAGTTTGATTTGCTTGGTCGCGCGGCACACATCATTGTACTGTGTGATAATTGCGGTAGCATAGTACAGCATCGTCTCCTCTGTCATGGTGAACGGTGGCTTACAAATATCCTTCATCCACATCATGGCGCCATCGATGTTGTATGTCTTGTTTCCGGCAAAATCCATCGACGTATCCGCAACGCACCCCTTAAATACGGTAACCCCATCCTTGCAGATTTTGATAATAGACGCGCGTTTTACGGGAGTATCGCGCATCAAATTGCTCGGCGGCAGCTTGATCGTCGCCGAATCGCACTTGCCGATTTCCTTGTGGAGTGTACCAGCTGATATCTCGTATCCGGCCATACCAGCCGAGAAAAGCAACCGATCATCAACATATCCCGCGTACATTACAACCACCCCCTCCTTCCGGTTAATGAGACCGTCCCTGCTGTATCACCAATCGCATACGCGTAATCCGCCACGCGCCGCTGAATCTGCAAATACGGGCTTGTCTTTTCGTTCCCGCGTAGCGTCGCAAGCGGCAGCGGCCGGCGGCATGGCACAATTGTTGTCACGTCTCCTGTCCATGTCACAGTCGGATACAGCATCCGATCACTTGCCAATCCGGCCAGCGAGGCTGGTGTCGCCTTAAACACCTGAATATTGCGCAGTTTTCCGTAGTGCGCCGCGCCGCCGTATGTGAACAGCATGATATACAGACCATTGGCCGGAACAGTCTCAATCCAGCGGGACTCGCTAGCTGTGTATTCTGTCCCATTTTCATCGCAAACGCCGTACCACCCATTTTCCACATCAGCTGATACCAGGCAGCTCCCCGCCTCGGGCCATGGCAGTTTAAAAATCGCGCCCTGCCGGTACTCACCTGTATATGGTTTGTTGCTGTAAACAGATAGCACCGTATCCGCACCTGTGCCGTACACCTGTGCCACACCGGTTGCCCACGCTTTGTGCACAGTTGCGGTGCCGTCAATCATTGTGTTAGATGTTCTTGCCAAGCACGGAATGGAGATGCTTGTCTCGGCCGATTCCAGTCGGTACGGATCAGCGTCGATCGTTACATCAAACATTGTTGTCGTTTTGCTCTTGTCAATGTCTCCAACCGTGAAGCGTCCCATGTAGTAACCGCTCCGGTTGCCCAGTTCCAGCTTCAAGCGTTTACCGTGCACTGCACCTGCAAAAGCATGGAAGTCGAAGCTCCCGTATTGGTCGAATCCGAACCGGAGTTTGATACTCCGGTTGCCATAGGCCGGCCCGCCATTCAGGACATCAGTAAGATCGATCACGCCATCAGCGCCCGGAACACTTTCCTGCTTCGTTTTCACAATCGGCAGACCGATCTGCACATCCAGCAGTTCCAGCCCAGCGTACTTAACTCCGCCAATCTTGCAGTCAAACTCCATAAACAGCCCTCCTTTCATTTTGCCTGTAAATATCGCCGAGCGCCGCATCCATACGTTGCGCAACGGCGCCGACCACAGCGTTTCCGTCCATGTAGATCTGCATCCCAGTGATCGCGCGCTCCAGCCGGTCCATGCGCTCGAGCACGGCCGAGATTCCGACATTCCCAGACGCAGATGCACCCGCCGTCTGCATCGCCGACATCTGCGTTTGATACGTTCCGCCGGCGGCGCTAAGGACGCCATCGCTCACGCGCTGCATAGCCCGCACGGGATCCTGCATATTGTCCAAAAGGCCGCTCGCAAGACCCTGATCGAGCATGTCACCGATCCACTCAGTTTTCGTAGATGGCGAATGGGTGCCAAAAAAGTGCTTGATAGAATCAAGCACCGACTCAGTAAAACTCTTGATTTTTTCTATCAGCCACGTGAATTTATCGTTTATGCCGTTCCAAAGACCTTCCACCAGATTGTGGCCCACACTCAGCACTTGCGACGGGAGCTCGCGCAGCTTATTCAGGACAGCGCTCACCACTTCATTGACCTTTGTTCGGAATCCCTCACAGTTGTCATAGATCAGCTTGAACGCGCCTGCGAACGGATTTACGAGCAGGAGCAAAAGTCCCTGCCAGTTGGTTTCGATAAAGCTGATCACTGTATTGAAGATATCCGGTATCGTGACCGTGAAAAAGTTCGACAGCCACGTCCAAACCGACTGGAATGTTGATTTTGCGCCCTCCCAGAGGTTCTGCCAGAACACGCGGAAACTCTCGCAGTTGTTCCAGAGATACATGAAGGCAGTCACCAGCAGGCTAATAGCAGTAATAACAAAGCCTATTGGGTTCGCTTTCATCGCCGCATTCAGGCCATTCTGCGCCGATGTGGCCGCAGTTTTTGCCTGTGTAGCTGCGTACTGCGCCAGCGTCATGCCCTGCTCCGACGCGATTGCAGCGAGCTGTGCCACCTTGAACGCGGTGATCCCGGCAGTCAGTGTGGCAATCGTAGCAACAACTTCCGGCAGATTGTCTTTCACCCACTGAATAGCTGGGACAGCCTTATCCAGCAGCTCCGCGCCCATAGACTTCACCTCGGCGATCAACGGCGTAAACTCCGCGCCGACCGCCGCCATGGATGCCGTCCACTCCTCATTTGCCTTGTTTGCCGCAATCACATCGGCATTGGTCTCCTTGTAGGCATCAGATGCCTCACTGTAGAGACCGTTGAGCGTATCCATAATCAGCTGCTGGCGCTCCTGCTCGTCCGTGCACGCGGCCAGGCTCTCATTGAATTTATCCTCGGACACGCCCGCCCAGTTGAGCGCATCCGCAAGCGGGCCGGTAACCTGCCCAACCTTTGCGGTCTCGTTCGCCGCCTCGGTCAGGCCTTCGATCGGCAGCGAATCGCCAAAGGTAGCAAACACGCCCGTGCAGATATCCGTCCACGTCTGCAGATCCGCCTCGTTATCGGTTAGGATGGCCAAATGGTTGGCCGCCTCGACGGCTTGATCCGTCTCGCCGAGGATACCCTGCAGCTCTTTATAGGTCTTCAATGCCGCCTCGGAACTGTAGCCGTTTGTCGTGAATGCTGTGTCCAGCTTGCCCATGGCTGTCTGGTACTCTTGCGTGACCTCGATGCATTCTTTCAGCCCGTCGACGATTTTCCCGAACGCCTCGCTGGCCAGATTGCCAACAAAAGCGCCTGCCGCAACGCCGGCCGTACCCAGGCCTTCGCCAGCATCTTTCGCCGCGTCGGACAAATCTCCCACGCGGCGAGCCGCAGCAGATGCCTTTTTCCCAATGTCGCTGATTCCGTCTGCACCGTCACCAAGCTGCTCGATCGCGTCGGCCGTTTCCTGAGCCGCTCGCTCATAACCGCCCAGCTTCTGCTCGGTCGCAATGATTTCGCGGCGCAGCTCGCGCACCTGATCAGCAGATACTTCGCCGCGCTCAAACTGCGCCTGAACCTGCTTTTCTGCCGCTTTCAGCGTCTCCAGCTTCTTGGCGGTGTTGGCCACAGCCTCGCTCAAGATCTGCTGCTTCTGAGCAATCAGGTCAGTATTCTCCGGATCTACTTTCAGCAGCCGGTTCACCTGGCCGAGCTCACCGGACAGGCTTTTCGACTTGTTTTCAATTTCCTGCAGCGCTTTGCCCAGCTTCGTCGTATCGCCGCCGATTTCGACCGTCAGGCCTTTGATTTTATTGTTTGCCATGCGCCGCATTCCCTCCAATCTTCTGGCGCAATTTCGCCCGGTCTGGCTCTGTTTGTTCCATGCGCCAGGCGTTATTCAGATACTCCTGCCCCGCCTCTGTGCGGCTCAGTTCGTAGATATACGCATCGTGCCGCCAGATCAGGTATTGCAAATAGTCCGTCTGTCCGACCTCAACAAAGTTCAGGCCAGTATACGCAGACACAAGCCGTTTCCACCAGGACGTGATGACGTACTGATGGCCTCCCGCACTATCTGCTTGCGGATAGTACGGGAGCATCAGTTTTTTGCTTTTGTGAGCTCCTCAACGAATTCGACATAGGCACTGAAAAACACAATCAGGCTGTCCAGATTCATGCGGTATTTGCCGCGCAGGTCATCCACCGTCACCGGCAACCCCATCAGATTGCAGGAGATCAGTCGCGCCGCCAGATCGTATACTGCCCGGATGCTGTTCGCATCCATAGTCTTCAGCACGTCCTCCAGCTCCGGCGCAGTCGCCGTCAGCTCCTCCACCATCGCCTCGGTCGGTGTGGTCACGTCAATGGTCGTCTGCGCATCGTCCTGCATGATCAGGCGCAGATACGGCCGGTTGATGCTGTTGAAATTGATTGTTTTCGGCATGGTCACTTCTCCTCCCATAAAAGGGACAGCGGAGCTGTGAAAGCCCCGCTGTCAAAATTAAGCCGTCGGAATCTCTTCGATCAATTCCACGAGCGTACCGTCACTATCGTGCGGCAGCGCCTTGAATTCCGGTTCCACGGTCGTGCCCGCGTCCGTCGCAAACGTCAGCGTCGCGCCGGCGGTATTTCTGCCCTTGATCAGGATCCACAGGTCGCCGTCCGTCTTATCCTCGTGGTGGAAGCAGATCGCATAATAGCCGCCCTGTGCGTTGCCGGCACCGCCGATCTTCGTCGTGCGCTTGCCGGATGCCTCTGTGCTGCTGCAGCGGTCAAGCAGCTTTTTCAGCGTCGTACCGTTCCATGTCAGCAGGCCGCACTTCAGCACAGCCTCCTCATTGGTCGTGATGATCTTGGACACATAGCCGAGATCGTCTTTCTCCTCGTAGGTCTCCTGGGTATATTCCAGCGACGCGCCGCCCTTGATATAGCCGAGCAGATTGCTTTCCACGCACAGTGCATCTACCGTCGGCATGGACTCGCTGAATGTTTGCAGATAGATTTTGCCTGACCCCAGCGTAACCGTATCTTTGTCTCTTTTAGCCATTATGTGGCCCTCCTTTTTTCGTAGAATTCAAAATCGTAGACAGTTTGATACCGCTGCACACTCTGCAGCCAGTACCGTGCCGCCTTTGTCCAGTGAATGCCCCTCGCCGCGAGCTGGGTCTCGATAGCCGCTTCGGCTTCCGGATCTCGCTCCGGCTCGTACAGCTCCACGGAAACATCGTGGCTCACGACCATCGGCGCCACGCCGCTCTCCGGGTCTGCCCCGTCCACCTCCTGGTCATCGAAATAGACGGCATAGGTCGTCGAGGGCGGATTCAAATAACGGCCCTGGCGAAAAGGAATGCCGGATGCAGTCAGGATCTCTTCAATCACTTTGTCCAACCTCCTTCACCGCTTCTTCCACGGCGCGCTCGTATTCCGGTAAAACAGCGTCGAGCGCATTCTTCAGGAATGGATTTGCCTTCGTGCGGCCGCCGTTTCTAGTCGCATGACCATGCACCAGCAGATGCGTCAGCCTATGGTCAGGGGCTTTCACATACCAGATATATCGCTTCATTCCGTTGCCGGCATCTTCGGCCTTTACAGCTATGTTCTTGTAGAATGAGCTATCTTTTCGCTTAGACCGCGGCGCCGTTGCCCTCGTGATTCTTCTCAGCTTATCGCTTGACTGTTCGCCCACATCATTGATACGGTCAATCACATCCTGCGCATACACGGTCAGCGCATCAGAAAGTGCAGCCGGCAGATTGCCCACTTGGATGCTTTTACCCATAGATACCGCCCTCCTCCGCAGACGCACGCGCGACCGTGATCTCCAGCTCCTGACCGTTCCGGTAGGTACGCAGCACATGGTAACGCTGGCCGTCATACTCCAGCAGCTGCTCGTTTTCGTACTCCAGATAGTCCGCCAGAATGAACTTGCATTCCGGGTAGACATCGACCGCCTGCGCCTCGTAGTACTCCCTCTGGCCAATGCTCGCCAGACGGCAAAACACGTCCCGCTCGCCGGCGTTGCCGATCAATGTGATGACTTCGTTCACGTTGTTCCCTCCTGATAGCCGCTCGCCATCATCAGGCAGGATTTGAGCGCGTTATATCTGACCATGTACTCTGCGGCCTTACCCGTGTCGTCCGTATACTCCGCTTTGCAGTATAGCTTGACGGCGTTGAGCACCAGCGGGTCGATCACATCCTCCGTGTCCTCCGATGGATTTCGCACGCCGCAAACCCGCAGATCCGCCAGGCAGGCAGAGATGGAGTCTGCCACATCATCGTCCAGTTTCGTGTGACTGATGCGGAGATAGGTCTTCACCTTCGTCAAGAGGCCCTGATCAATTTCCATATGGTTTCCTCCTCTCTGACGGCATCGGCGGGGCGATAAAGCCCCGCCTCGGATAACGATCAGGTCGCCGCGCGGTTAAAGCGCACAACAGCATCGGACACGGTCAGTTTGCCGTCCGCCAGCGCCATGGCGCGATACACACGGGAGCCGGCACGGAACGCGACAGAGTCGTCACTGGTGACCTCCGGTGCGCGGGCGATGTTCATGTGATAGTACGACAGCTCGCCGAACAGGATGTTGTCGGCGGTCAGATTGTCGTCCAGAATCACCGGATAGCCCAGGATGTTGTGCTTCGCCGGAGACTCCACATCCGCATGGACGACGGGCTGGCCCTGGGTGTCCGTGATGCCGATCACGTCCGTATAGAACAGCTTGCGCGGCATCACAAAGACGGCATTGGTCGCATAGCCAGTCGGCAGCGCAGCGATGATCTTGATCAGATCCGCATAGGTCGCTTTCGCCTTGGTGAAGGTGCCGGTCGCCGTATCCAGCGTTTTCAGGATACCAGTCGCCTGGCTACTGCCGGTGCCGGCAAAAACCGCGGCGTCCAGCGCGGCCTCCAGCTTATTGGCCAGACGACCGACAAGCCAGGTCTCGAACGCATCGATGGACATGGTCTGCACATCAGCAGTGATCTCGACCGTCTTGATGAGCATGTACGCACCAAGGGAGACGGAGGTAATCGTATCAGCGGAATCGGTGGAAGCCGTGCCCACGGCGACCCAGCTTGCGGAATTCACGGTGCCCTCCACGGGGATCGTGATATTGCCCGGGATATAGGTCATCGTAATGCGCGACAGGATCGGGTTCTGATCGAACACGCCGACAATTCTGTTGAGCGTCTGGGTGGGGATCGCCGCAGTAGCCGCCACCGCCGCGCGCTGCTCGGCGCTCAGGCTGCGGCCCTGCAGATGCATGAGGTAGGCCTCGCGATACTCCGCCGAATCAACGGTGAAGCGCGCCTGCGTCGGCTCAGCAGCGCTCGGCGCTTCGATCGTGCGTCCGGTCACGATGCCGGCGGCGATGTTGGAGCGCAGGCGCTGACGCGCCTGCATTTCATTCAGGATCTGCTGGCGCTCCGCAGTCAGGGCGGCGGCCTCGTTTTCCAGTGCGGTCAGCGCGTCGCCGCTGGCCGTCTCCGCCTCCTGCTGGATGGCAGCCAGGCGCGCATTGATTTCATCAAGTCTCATAGTTGAATTCCTCCTGTGAATTGAGTTTGATTTTCAAGCGCAGTCTTCTGCGCCTATCGTCAAGCTCTGCCTCACTCCGGGCTGCCAGGCTGATCACTCCGTCGGCCCAGCTGCGAGCATTGATTTCTGTGTTGTCGTTTGCGGGGATGCTGACCGCAGATACGTCGTAGATCTTCTTCACTGTGCGGTGCACGATCGTGCGCGTCTCGGCGTCCCAGTAGTACTCACCGACGCGGAAGCGCCAGGACATTTTTGTAATCATCTCGGCGTCAATGTCTGCGTACAGGCCGCGGGCGCCCTCGGTGCGGCCGAGGTCAGCGGCCATAAACAAACCCACGTCGTCCGGCTCAACGATCAGGCTGCCGTTTGTGTTGCGCGCAAACACCCGCCCGGCATGGTCAAACTGCATGATGACATCGCTCATATCGCAGTTGTCAAAACAGCCGCGCTCAAAGCGCTCATAGATCGGTTCATCGCCGTCATAGTAGAGCACATACGGCTCATAGCGTGCGGCATAGCCCTCCACGTAGTAGTTCGTTTCGATACGCTTCTCGGCTTCCTTTTTCGGCAGCAGCACAAGCGATCGCGCCTGCGCGTTCGCCTTAAATTTAATCTTATTCTCCGGCGTCATTTTTGTCCTCCCCTTCCACCGGCTGCGGCTGCACAGCCTGATCCAATTTGCTGATCTCCGCATACTCCTTGCGGATATATCGCTTGTCCCCGTCCGGCACGTGCGGCAGTTGCCAAATGTCCATCACATCATTCGTGCTGAGGATTCCGCGGTCGAACATCTGCGAGCTGACCTGCAGCTTGTCACTGTTGGTCATATACTGCAGCCGGTTTGCACTCCACATAATGGAGTTCCCACGTGCAAGCTCTGCCCGCGTGAATGTCATGCAGGTCATAGCCTGCGACAGTTGGAGGGCAAACGGCTCGATTTTCCCCTCGTAGTACGCGCTCCAAGCATCGCCGACCGTCTTATTCTGCAGCACATCCTCGTTGCAGCCAAAGTAGTTGAGCACGCGCGTCTGGATGATCTGCATCTGCTCCGGATCCACGATCTCCGGCTGGGACTTGATCTGCTGCACATTGGTGTAGGTATTCGGGAACAGGGCCAATCCGCCGGAGTCCGGGCCGAGATTTTCAGCCACGAACTTCTTGCGCTCCTTCTTCAGGTCTTCTGCCTTGGCGAAGTTATTCACCGTAGCCATGAAGCGAAAGCTCGCGCTGTTTCGAATGCCTTCTTCAATGCCCTGATTCTGCACATTCAGCAGCTGCAGCGTCGGACGCAGTGCCGCGTTGTTCTCGCCCTTGATGTCGCTGCTGTACAGATATTTGCTGACCACACCACAGCGCGCCAGCTCGATTGCAGCCTTCTGCCCGCTGCGGAATGTATAGCGCAGCCACGGCTCGCCCGATACCTCGATGATCTCCACCTGCATCGGATTGACCGGGTAATAGCCAATCAGTTTCTCAAAGCCGTCGAGCACAGGGACGATAAAACACGTGTTCTGCGCATCGTAAATCGTGGCGACCTTGTAAACGAACTGTGCAGACGTCATAAATGGATTCGGCCTGCCGTCCAGGAGCGCCTTCTGCGCTTTCGTGTTTGCGCCGCTGACGACCGGCGTCAGCTTGCTGCAGTGATTGGCAAAGGTATGAATACAGGAGCGTGTCAGCTCCATTTCGTAAACCCCGCCGTCGTATGTTGAGAAAACGGGTGTATACCCGTCGAGCATTTCAAAATAACCGCCCAGCTGTTTTGCCGCTTTTCCTTTGCCGAAAAGCTTTGTAAATGCGCCCATCCGGCTCCCTCCTGTTCTAATTCTTGAGCTGCTCGCCGATCTGATCGTACCATTTCTGGCGAACCGTCAAGGCATCCATGACGGCGACAAAGCCGTCGATGTGCGTCCGCGGTTCGAGCTTGACCGGCCGAATCTTCCGTGTCTCTTCGTTCTGCTTCATGCCCACGTTCAGGAAGTGCGCTTTCAGCAGATTATTCGCGCCGAGCAGCAACTTCTTATCGCGCAGTAGACCGTCCACCTCGTGGATGACCGGCGTCAGGTTTTCACCCTGAAATACATCGTCCATGTGAAACCCGTACTGCTCCATCTGCTGCACGAGATACTGCGCGGAATACCGGTCATAACCAACCTGCAGCGGTAGGATCTCATAATCTTCGACGAGCATACGGAACCACTCAAAGCAGTCATTGTAGTCCACGAAATTCTCCCCGCTTGGCTGGACCAGCCCCGCCGAAACATATATGCGGTAAGGCACGCCCTCCCGCTCCTGCAGCTCATCAATTTTATTCGATGGCATAAAAAACTTTGCAAAAGTGTACAGCTTGCCGTCCCGCTCAATTACCACGCAGCAGGCCGTCAGGTCAGTGGTCTGGGACAGGTCGATACCGCCGACGCAATAGGTGCTGCGGAAATCCTCCAGACTGTACTCGCCGCCACTCACCGCATCCACCACAGCAAACGGCAGCCATGCCTGCGTGCTGCTCTGTTTGATGTTGCAGTACTTGGTCATAAACTCGGCGCGCTTGCTCAGGCTGTTGTGCGCGATGGCGATCTCCTCTCTGAAAAAGTCCTCGGAGACGCTGACGCCCATGTTCGGATTGCTCTTGCGCAGCTCCTCGATGTCGTCCCATTTTTCCACGTCGTCGATCAGATACAGGATCGGCAGCAACCTACGCTCCTCGCTGGCGCCCATGAGGACAGCCGTCGCACGCATCATCAGTTCATCATATGGCCCATCGTTGACATAGCCGGCCGTGCTGATACTCAGGATCATGGGCTGCTTGCGCGCGCCGAGCGCAGACTTCATGACTTCGTACTGTTTCAGCCCCTGCTCAGCCGGCCAACTCGCAATTTCGTCACACACCGCCAAATGCGGGTTGAAGCCGTCGCTCTTCTTGGCATTGAACGCCAACGGGCGAATACTCGTGTTTGTTGTCTCGAGATACACGTCCGAGCGCCGCTTCTGCGCCAGCTGCGCAAGTTCCGGCTCCTGAAGCACCATGCGGAAGAAATTATCGTATACGATGGCAGCCTGCTCCAGCTTGGGTGCCAAGCAGTAAATCTTCGCGCCATACTCGCCGTCCAGGTAAGCCATGTAAGCGATACAGGCGGAGGCGAACAGGCTCTTGCCGTTTTTGCGTCCCATGACCAGAAACACCTCTCGGAAGATCCGCAGGCCGTCCCTGTCCACGATGCCGAACATCAAGCACACTGTCGACTTTTGCCACAGCTCCAGATGAATCAAATCGTTGCGCCCCTCGCAGTGATGGCAGAACGTCTCGATAAACGCGATTGCACGATTTGCTTTCCGTTCGTCGAAATAAAAAAGACCATCGCGCAGGCCCGCGGTGATCTTCTCGTAAAGGATCCGCACCCACTTCCCGACAACGACCTCGCCAGTCGTCATCTTGTGGTAGTACTCCTGAATGAAATTTGCGTAAGGCGTCATTTGTTCATCAGCTCCGCCAGGCGGCTCTCTTTCTGCGCCGGCGGCACCAGCTCGAGCAGCTGCTTCGTAATGGCGTTCAGATTTTTCGTCAGACTGATGTGCACATCTGCGGCAGCAGCCTTTTTCATGCCGCCCTGATTGGCGCCGTTCTGGTAGTGCTCTACCCATCCGGTTTCGTTGATCTGCACCTCAAGGTCTTGGAGGCTCACGGTAATGAAAGCCGCTCGGTCAATCAATGATTGGCAGGTTTCGAGCTTGTTTGGCTCCAAATCCTTAAAAATCTCCTGCAGCCGCTTCTTTTCGCGGTCAACTCTCGTCTTTTTGGTCAGTTTCGCCATTTCTACACCCCCTTGCGTAGCGCGCGGAGTAAAATTTAACTCCCCGGCTCGGTCCCCTACCCTCGTTTTTTCGCTGCGCGATGGGGGGAGTCCAGCCGCTCGGTCAGTAATTTGTGTTGCGGATGATCTCGCCACCTGGGCCGTACAGGCATCTGCCCGGCGTTGTCTTCCTCGGGTCGCGCTCTTTGTTGTGGCAGGTCTGGCACTCGTACCGAAAGCGCCGTTGGTTCAGACTGATTTCCGGATCGTTGCAGTTGATATCGTCCAACCAGATAGTGTGATGCACGATCACCCCCTGCTCATCGTGGCACACCTCGCACATGCCGCCATCAAGCGCGAGCCTGTAATCGATGTATGCTTGTCTCGCGCGTTTCCACGCTTGCGTTTTGTAAAACTGTTTTTGTGTCACAGCATCCAGCCCATAAGAAAAGGACCGGGCACAAGCCCGATCCTCCCAGTGAATATATACGCTTTAGAGTTTGGACACAGAGGCAGCCGCACTCGGCTTGGCCTCTGCCTCGATACCGCACAGCTTTTTGAGTCTGGCCGCGACCTTTGGTCCTTTATACAGCCTCGTATCCCGGAACGTCAGAAAAGATTCCTGCCCATCCGCAGACACATAGCTGATGATGAAGAGAATTCTCCTGACCTTCTTTTCCTTCTTGCCGGCGCCGCTGATAGCGCCGACCACAGCACCGGTACTTCCGAACAGCAGGCCTCCAGCGACAGCCCGCGCAATCGGCGACTTGTCTTTCACAAGCACCTGCACGTCCGAGCCATAGAAAACATCCGTGATCTGAGAGTAGGCCAGCGTCGCCACGTCCTTGTTCCCGACACCCTTCTGCAGCTCCAGATGATCTTCATACAGTGCGACATCCACAGCGTCGCCCTTTTTGAACTGGCCAAGGTCTTCCTCGATGCAGAAATAGTCGCTGATGATGCTTCCCTTTTTACTCTTGAAGAATCCCATTGTTACCCCTCCGCTTCTTGTGTTCCCCTATATTTTACATTCTTGTTTGAGAATATGCAACCACAATATTCGCACAGCAAAGCGCCGGAACCCGAAAGCTGGACCGGAGCTT